TCGCTATATCCTGATTATTCATCAGAAACTTTTACTCCTTGTCTGCAGTTCTCCTTTGTGGAATCTTGGTTCCATAGGCGTCCGTGACAAGTTTGTTTCGAACCTGAGCCTCGGCGTCGTTCTCCATTGCTGCCATTGCTTGCTTCTCTGGGTCTTCTAAGTTCTCTTCATTTGGGGCGCCCTCAACCCCGTCACCCATGATGTCGCCATCGCCAAGTTGAGTTGGTTGCATTGGGATTGCAGAGTTGCCATCAGGTCCTGGCATCATGCCAGTCATATCCATAATTGCCTTCTGAATCTGAATCTTGACAAGTTGTAGAGCGCCATCAGCCTCGGCATCAGCAAGGAGTTCTGTGCGAATCTCCTGCAACTTCTCTTCTGGGAATTCTTCCCCAAGAGCACGGAGGGCGCCTTCTTTAGACTCAAGACCCATACCCAATTTTGTTTGGATTTCGTTAAGAACAATTAACTTATCCAATGGGAGTGGAGGTGGGAATTGAACGTAGTTCATGTAAGACAGCGGGTCATTCGGGTCAAGTTGTGTAACCTGACCTTCCTTGATTGGCCCATCTTGAGTTGGGTCGTAAATCATCGTGTTTGGTTCTTTGAGGAACAGGGTACGAAGAGCAAGTTCGTTGATACGCTCTAGCCCCTTACCGTATTGAGCAACCTTCTGTGAATAGCGGTTCATCAATGGCTGGTACTGAATAGAGAGAGCAACACCTGAAGTGTTAGAGATTGCTTGAACTTGACCCAGAGCGGTTTCTGGAATGTTCATTACTTCGTGCATTGAGCGCTTGAGTAATTCGAGGTACTTCAAGGCTCCGTCAATGCCTTGTGCTCCTCCCTCAAGGTTGAAGACTTGAGCATCTTTTGGAAGACCGCCCCAAACCTTCTTAGCGCCTTTTTCTAGGTTAGAGGCTTTAGCACCCACGATTACCGTTACAGGTGATGCGTGGTAGTTAATGATGTCAGCAACATCAGTGCTAATTTCGTTATATGCACGGTTGATAGTGATGATGTCGTGTGCGTCCGAGAGACCCCACGGAGAACCAGATACTGGCACATTTGGAATGTGCACCACAGGAATTAAGCCAAGTGGATTTGGGCGTGAATCAATCAATTCATCGTTAACGTACTCTTCAATAACGTCATCGGTAAGAATTTCAGTGTATGTAAATACTTGACGAGTTCCTTCAAGTGAAGTTCCCCAGAAACGGTACTTCTGCTTAAAGCGAAGTAGGCGTGTTCTATCGTGTGGGTGGAACTCAGGGAAACAGAAAGAAGAGTTCATTGGGAGAAGACGAACACGACCAGGATGGAAGTGACCAGCAGAATCTGTCCATGGCTCTTCGTAAGCAACCTTTACAAATACGTCGCCAGTAATTCCGCCTTGCTGTCCCATCTCAAGTAGGACACGCATCTTGTCATTGTCAACTTCCCAGATACGCTCTAAACGGTCTGGGACAATTGCTTCTGTTGCTTTTGGAGAACGGAAATGAACGCCGTTACCAAATGTAAAGCGTGAAAGATAATCATTAAATGCACGGTAGTAATTAACTGCAATTTGCATTTCGCCTTGTTCACGGCGGTAACCCCAGTGATGACCAAGGTACATTGCCCAGTTTAATGAGTAACGGTTGAGGCGAGGACCGTGTACTTCGAATTCTTCATCTGCAAGTTCTACAAGTCCAAGTGGAGAAATAGAGATTGTAAGGTCGCTTGATGCCGCTCTATATGATGGAGGACTAAAGTCAAGAAATGACATTACTTCTTCTTATCTTTCTTAACATCTTTCTTTTCTTCAAGATGTTTTGCTTTCTCTTTGTCTTGCTTACGTTTAGCCATTGTTATCTTACGTGTGGCTTCTGTTGTTTCAATAAACTGTCCACCTGATTGGACGTAACGCTTGTGCACCCAGGCACTAGCACCAGGATTTGGGTAAGAAGAATATTTAGCCCGTGCCATTGCAACGATGGTTGCATACAGTTTTGGGTTAGCGGGTTTTTTCATATCTCCTCCAAAGATAGCCTTACAGCCCCCACACTAATGCAGGGGCTGGTCGGCGTCTGTCTTAAACTAATTAGTCGTTTACGACTGTTGCGGACTGACGTTGCTGACGTCCACCTGAACGAGCAACTGTCTCAATCTGTGCTGCTGAGTAGTCGTTCATTGTTCCATGTGCGAACTCACCAAGGAATGTTGGTGCTTCTACCCATGATGCTGAGCCTACGTGTGCACGCTCTGCCATTGTTTCTGCTGCTGACTTCTGCCATACAGGTGCATTGCGGTTTGGACGACCTGGTGCTGTTGCAGCGCCAGATGACATACCAATCTGGAAATCATTTGGTACATCTGTGTCTGTTGCAATACCTTCTTCAAAACGAAGTGGTCCACGGCGTGTCGCGTTGCCAGAACCCTTCATCTCATAGTTCTGTGGTGCACGCTCTGGAAATTGAGGTGCTGGTGAGATTGACATATTTACTCCTTAAGGATGTGTTTGGAAAGGCCTTTTCCTGATACATAGTTTCCACCCTTTTAAGCGTTTTGTGTGGTCGAACTAGAAAAAAGGATTACTAGAAACAGATACTTCTGGCATTGTTAATTCCTTAGTTAATGAGCAAGCAATAGCCAAAGAATCTGCAAAGTCGTCGTGGGCGTAGTTTTCATCGGGGGCTGCTGCTGAGAAATTTGGGCCCTTATAAGTTACTTCTAGGTCAGTCATCTGTTGATAAAAACGCTTCCATGTTCTTAGGCGACGAGTCTTTGCATGAGCAGGCCATGAAAGCATTTTTCTCTGAATCAGTGCTTGAAGGTGTTTCCATCTCCTCGATTGTTCGGAAGGAGATGATGTTACGGCAGAAACTACTGCTCTAGGTAAGAGCAGGGTAAGACGTTGTGCTACAGCATCACCCACACCGTTACCATCTACGCCAACAGCAAGGACATCGTAGTTGCTGAGGAAGTTAACAATTTGAAAGTATTGCTCTTCCCAATCATCTCCCTGTAGTTCTAGCCAATTAAGAACACGATGGTCAAAATAACCAAACTCGTCAGGACGGTCCCAATCAACCCAAACCACAGTAACGACTGTAGAGTCAGTTTTACGAGCAGGGTCGATGCCGACAACGACTGGGGTTTTATGCCATACCTTAACCAGTTCCTGAGAAGTGTCGCCCAACTCATCCATAATGCTCGAAGTAACAAACATGCCTCTTTCAAGAAGCCATTTGCAGTTGTATGACATTTGAAATTCATCGGAGTCCTCCCCAATACGTAGCATTTCTTTTCTAATAAACTTTTCGTAGTTGGCGTTAAACTTTGCAACGTCTTTCCAGTCCCATTGAAAATGATTTTGTCTATTGCCACGGGTTGTTTGACGGCGTTTATTTAATTGAATAGATTTATAAAAGTTATTCTTACTTGTTGTTGGTGTGCCAGTCTTTACCATTGTCCCTGCGTAGTATGCAAGCATTGGAGAAATTGATTTAGAGACAACAAAGTCATCTGCTTCTTGGCACTCATCGATAACAATCAAATGGAAAGACTTAGATTCAATCTTTGCACGGGGGTTTGCCGTCATCATTGTGATAGTAGAGCCAGACTTGCGTAATCTAATTTGACGAGTTACTCCACCTACTTTTGCAGCCGAGTCGTCAATTTCTGGGTCTCCAAGAATTTCAATGGCACGCTCTGATGTTAAGCGTGTGACTGTACGACCAAAGAGTGTTTCAGCCTGCCCCTCAGTAGGAGCAAATAATCCAACCCACAAGCCGTCTTTAAACTTGCCAAGAAGGTCAGGGTATAACTTTGCAAGGCGAGGAAGCAGAATCATGAGTGTGGCTACTGTGTCAGCCACCGTCTCTGATTTTCCAGACTGACGAGATGCTAAGGCTGTAACTTCTTCGCCATCGTTAATAATAACGGATTCAATAACACGACGAGCCAATGGCTTTTGGTATGGGTGCAAATCGTGCCCAACCAATACCTTGAGGAAGTCCATAATCTTGTCGATGAGTTTGTCAACGAATTGTTGTGATAGTTCGTCTAACTGCTCATCAGGGACGTCTTCAGGAAGTGTTTCTTCTTGAGTATAAAATTCGGGATTGATTTCCTCAAATTTTTTGTCGTCGTATTCTTTTTCCATAGAGTTATAGCATACTCTTTGTACGCTGTTTTAACTCTTTTGCTATGGCATGAAAAACTTCAGTGCCCATAACTACTTCATCAATCAGCGCTTCGTTCGGATTCTTTTGCCACGCTGAAGTTAGTTTGCCAATCGTGTACATCGACTGCTCCATCCATGAAAGCAAATCTGGAGTGGAGAGTGTCGCCACTCGTTTCTCTATTCGTGTTTGGGGCTGGTGTCCAGCCTGCTTCTTCCGTAAAGTCATCATATGTCACATCCCGTGTGTGTAGTGCTCCGTTGAGTGCTTCTTCTTCTTCTTTCATACCATTCCACCGTCCAAAGACTAGTGCCCTGTATTTAGGCAATCGTACTATAACGGGAGTTGCCACTCTGTATGGCTCTTCTATCTCTTGCGTCCAGCCACGTGTGACTAACTTAGCGCCCCATTCATACGGGAACTTAGTTACTTGAACGAATACTGGTCCGATGTTGTGTACCTTTGGCATATCACGGTTTCTTTGGTTTAGGCGGCTTTCCTGGACGACCTCTGTGCAACTGCTGTGAACCACGAGCAATTCTGTAAAATGCTTTTCGTGCTGTGGCAGAGATACCTGCGATATCTGCTGGACCACGGGGCTTAGAGTCTAGATAGGAATAGATGTATCGTCCTTTTGAAACACGGGCTTTAAATGCCTGCCATTCACTAGGACTAACTTGATAATAATTGTAATAGGTTCCATCACGAAACACAACTGTGATTTTTTGTTCGTTCTTATCATAGCCAGCCGCTACTGTGCGAGGGCGGTCAGGGTTAATTGTTGATGTAGGAACAACTGTTATGTTTGCTGGAGACTCATCTTCCATGTCGGGTGTAGAACCAAAGTTTTGATATTCGGCACCCGTAGTTGGGTCGTATTGTTCTAAAAGATTATTCTGAGTAAAGATTGGGAGGATTTCATCAAACTCACCATAAGAAGAAGCAAGGGGAACGCCACCAGCAGTCTGGAAGGTAACTCCGCCAAAATCTGGCCCTGTTATCTTTTCAATACCTGCTAGTTGGCGAGGACCAAATTGATTACCAATAGCAAGGTTGAATTCATCCGCAGACGGCGCAACTACTCGTTGACCTTTTGCTGCACCGCCTAGCGGACGAACCATGAGTATTCCTAACTAATTAGGGTTATGCCCAAGGAGTAATAGTTACTGCTGCACCAACTGCAGTTGTTGCTGCACCACCAGCGATTGACTGAGACTTGATAGTTCCAGTTGCACCCTTGAGTTGTGTACCAGGTGTAATAGCGCCAGTGTTGGCAACA